GAGGCCCTGGCGGGAACGTTCCTCTTCGCCCGTGGGCTGGGATGGATGCGATACACGGGCGTCCGGTGGACGGAGGCCGACGAGTCGGCCGTCGTCGAAGAGGTCCGGCAGTGGGCGAAGGGCCACTGGGAGGACGTCGTGGAGGAGTACAAGCACGACCAGTCCCGGGAGGTCGACGCCCGGATCAAGGGCTGGCGCGCGGTGCTGAACACCGCCGGCCGGATGAAGTCGCTCGCGTCGCTGGCCCGCGGACCGCTGCGCGCCGACCTCACGGAGTTCGACGCCCATCCCGATCTCCTGAACACGCCGAACGGGGTCGTCGACCTGCGCACGGGCGAGCTCATGGAGCCGGACCCGGACTACCGGTTCACGAAGGTGACCGGGGTGCCGTACGACCCGATGGCGGCCGACGACCCGGATTTCAAGGCGGCCCTGGACTGCCTGCCTCCCGACGTCCAGGGGTGGTATCAGGTCCGGATCGGGCAGGCGTTCACGGGGTGGATGCCGCCGGATGACCGGATGATCGTGCAGCAGGGCGGCGGCGAGAACGGCAAGTCCACCCTGGCCGTGCCCCTGTCCCGCGCCGCGGGCGACTACCAGGTGCTGGTGTCCGAGCGCGTCATCATGGGCAGCCCGGACCAGCACCCGACCGAGCTCATGGACTTCAAGGGCGCCCGGTACGCGCTCATGGAGGAGACACCGGAAGCCCGCACCCTGGACGTGCAGCGTCTGAAGAGGATCGTGGGCACGCCCCAGATCAAGGCCCGGCGCATGCGCCAGGACCCGGTCACCTTCGACGCCACGCACGCACTGTTCGTCAACACCAACTTCATCCCCTCGGTGGCGGAGACGGACCACGCGACGTGGCGGCGCCTGTCGCTGGTGAAGTTCCCGTACACCTTCCGGCGCCGCGCCGAGGACGTCACCGGCCCCATGGACCGTCTCGGTGATCCCACGCTGCGGGACAGGTGCAAGGTGAACCCGGGCCCGGCGATGGCTGCCCTGGTGTGGGCCGTACAGGGCGCTGTGACGTGGTACGGGGCGGGCCAGGTGTTCGGGGACCTGCCCCAGCGCGTCGTGGACGACACGGCCGACTGGCGCCGTGAGGGGGACCTGATTCTGAACTTCGCCCAGGACCGCCTCACGTTCGAGGACGGCGCCCGCGCCGGAACCGAGGAAATGTTCCAGGCATTCGGCCAGTGGCTCATGCCCCAGGGCCACAAGCCGTGGGCGCAGAAGACCTTCAACAGCCGCTTCGGGGGCCATGACCAGGTGACCGGCAACCGGGTCACGAGGGGCAAGGGACGGACCGGGGGCCGGTACTGGGACGGTGTCCGCATCAACCCGGTATCAGGTACCGCGTCCGCACCGAACCCGTTTGTGGTGCCTGGTCCGCATACCCCGCAGTAGTTGAACTTTTAATGTTCCGGGTGTGCCGGGTAGTCCGGGTGTCCCGAGAATTGAAGAATTCTCATGTAGGGGAACCGGACTACCCGGCACTGGGATACACCGTCATGGTTTGTCCGTTTCTAATCGGGACAACTAGGACACAGAATACACTCTCATGTCTGCTAAGTTCTTCTAAGTTTCGTGTCCGATTCGGACCTTTGGCGCATCCGTTTCTTCTCATCTCTGCGAAGACCTTGCTGCATCTTCAAGCACCGACTGTGAAGACGTAGCCAGATCTTCGTGCTTCTTCTAGCTCATGCCCTGTTTGTCCCACCCGAAGCCCTCTCACAAGTTGCTGGCCCTTAGAAGAGGTGCTAAGTTCTTCGCATGCCTACGAACCAACTGCCCAACCAGACCGTCAACATCACTTCGAAGAACGAAGAACTCTGGGTGGAATTCCTCCAGGAGCTGCGCTCCCGTGGCCTCACCCGGACGAAGGCCGTGGACCAGGCCGTGCGCCTGTGGCTGGATGCCGTGCGCGGCACACCGCCCCAGGGAGCCGTCCCGCAGCCGGTCTCCCAGCAGCCGGCTCCGGACCTCGCGCACCTTCTGGGTCCGGCCGCCCCGTCGCCCGTGGTCGCGGCCGCGCCGGAGCCGGCGCCCGAGGGCCTGGCGGCCCTGGCCGATGCGTTCTCGCGCCCCGTGCTGACGAACCCGTTCGCCCTGCCCGGGTCCGGCGCGTGAGCCGGCCGCAGTTCACCGCGCTCGACATCGAGACGGGTTCGGCCGACGACCTGTACGCCCGGATGCCGGACCCGTCCTACGTCCGGCTCACCGGTGTCGGTGACACCGCGTACGGGGGGACCGGACACCTGCGCCCGGACGGCTCCCGGGTCCCGTACGTCACCGTCAGCGGGCACTTCTTCGACTTCCCCGCCCTGGACCGGCACTGCGGGATCCCGGTGGAGGAGACGGTCCCGTACTCGCGCGACCTGCGCGTGGCCGCCTTCCAGCACGACCCGCCCACGACGTACGAGACGAAGTCGGGTCCCGGGTTCAAGCGGTACACCATGGACGCGCTGGCAGCCCGCTACCTGGGCGAGTCCAAGTCTGACCTGGGCCAGGAGCTGGCGAAGGAGTACGGCGGCTGGGACGCGATCCCGGTGGACGACCCGCGGTTCTCCGCGTACCTGCGAGAGGACCTGCGCATCACCTCCGCCCTGGACCGGGCCGTCCCCTGGGATCCGTACGAACAGCGTGAGGCATGGGTGTGCACCGCCACGGCACGCGCCACGCTCGAGGGGATGCGCGTCGACGTGGACGGTCTCACGGCACGCGCCCGGGACCTGGCGCAGCGCGCCGAGGACGGACGCCGGCTGCTGGCTGAGCGCTACGGCTTCCCGGAGCTGAACGTGGCCGGGAAGCTGGCGTCCGCCCCGCAGCGCACCAGGGAAGGGAAGCAGGCGTTCGAGCGCGCCCTCACCTCCCTGGGCGTGGACGTCGTCTCCTGGCCCCGTGGCAAGGACGGCTCCCTGTCGCTGGGCAAGGAAGTGCTGGCGACGGTCGCCGGGGCCCTCACCGGTCATCCGGCGCTGGCGGTGGTGGAGGCCGTGCAGACCATGAACGGCATCCGCAACAACGCGGCCAACGTGCTGCGCTGCGTCACCCCCGGGGGCCGGGTGCACCCGCAGTTCCAGCCGTTCCAGTCGACGGGCCGGTGGTCCGTCTCGGAGCCGGGCCTGACGGTGCTGAAGAAGGGCGTGGCCGACTCCGAGCGCATGTTCCTCACGGCGGACGGGGAGGAGGACGATCCGGACGGTGACGTCCTGGTGAGCATCGACGCCGACCAGATCGACATCCGGGGCATGGCGGCACACTCCCAGGACCCCGCCCTGATCGCGCTGCTGAACGACCCGTCCCGGGACTTCCACCAGGAGATCGGCGACATGTCCGGCGTGGCCCGCAAGTTTGCCAAGACCCTGGACCTGGGATGGCTGTACGGACGCAGCGCCCGGGGCATGGCCGAGAACACCCCGGGCGTCACGATGGATGCGGCCAACGCCGTCACCGGATACATGGCGAACGCGTTCCCGGGGGTGGTTGCCTACCAGCGCCAGGTGCGCCAGCAGGGGGAAGCGGGCCTGCTGCTGGACAACGGGTTCGGCCGCCGGCTGCGGGTGGACCCCATGCGCGCGCACACCCAGGCGCCCGCCATGATCGGGCAGTCGACGACCCGGGAGATCATCGCCGAATGCCTGCTGGATCTGGCGCGCACGGCGCCGGACGTCCTGCGCATGGTGCGCGTGATCGTGCACGACGAGATCGTGGCGTCCGTCCCGCGCAGGCAGGCTGAAGAGGTGGCCCGGATCATCCAGTCGTGCATGTCCCGGCAGTGGGCACCGCCCGGGGGATCCGTGCCGGTGAACATCACGGCCGGCCAGGGCAAGCCCTTCGTCTTCGCCTACCGCTGGGGCTCCCTGTACATGTAGGTGTGGACAGGGTATGGTCATCCTGCGGCCGGGACAAAGCGGCCGTGCACCACCCCGGGGACGGGCGCGATCCGGCGTCCGTCCCCGGTCACACGAGGAAGGAACCCGATGGGAGACAGACGGATCATGGGGCAGTACGAGGTGGTGTTCCCGGCTGACGACCCGCGTACGGACGAAGAGCTGGTCCAGGCCCTGTCCGGGGCGTTCGGCGCGGGGATCCAGGACCAGGGCGGGCAGATGGCCCGGCTCGCGGTGCTGTCCGTGGCGTCCGACCCGGACCCGGAGGCATCCGGCGACGACGTCAGCCCGGACGAGCCGCCGGCCGGAACCGTTGTGGGGTACCCCTGATGGGCGCCCGGGCGATCGCGGAAGCCGTGGCGGAAGCCGTGAACTGGGACGGCCGGTACCGGGCCGAGGTGACCACCCAGGACGGCGCGCTGGAAAGTCTCCAGGTCCGTGACCCGGAGATCAGCGGCACGCTGACACTGGTCCCGATGACGCTCGAAGAGCTGGCCTCCCTGCGGGAGGACCGGGACATGCTGCGCGCGATGGAAGCCGCCGGCGTCGACAGCTGGGAAGGCCACGGCCACGCGATGAGCATCCTGAGGGGTGAGGACTGATGGTCGCCCAGGGCAGGCGCGGAACCAGGGCCGAGAACCAGGTGGGGGACGAACTGGGGGACGCCGGATACGACGTGGTGCGCTCCGCAGCGTCCAAGGGTGCGGCCGACCTGGTGGCGGTCCACGACAACGAGGTCCTGTTCATCCAGGTGAAGCTGGGCGTGTACGGCAAGCCGTTCAAGATCCCGTCCCCGGCGGAGCGCCGGGAGCTGTACCGGATCGCGCACCGGGCCGGTGGCTTCCCGGTCGCCGCGTGCCGGATCCCGGGTGCCGGGGCCCGCAAGGCGACGACGTCCTACCGGCTGCTGACCGGGGAGGGTCCGTTCGACTTCGTCCCGTGGCTGCCCCGGGGCCGGCGGGGCGGCGGCCTGGATCCGGCCGCGACCGAGGTGGACGGATGCGTCGTCCTGGACATGTACCCGGAGGGTGCGTGAACTGCCCGCGGTGCGGCGCCCCGCTGCCGCCTGACGCCCGCAGGTGCTCCAACTGCTGGGGGATCTGACGTGGACGGACCCCGGGTGCCCGAGCCCCGGTACGGACTGCTGATCAAGGAATGCCCGGTGTGCTGGCGCGGGTTCTGGCGCCGGTCCCGGTACGAGACCCACTACCGGCGGAGGCACGCGCGGTGAGCGATGAGCACGGCAAGAACGGCGACGGGGACGACGACGGCGGATCCGGGACCACGAAGCCGTTCGACGGGGACCACTGGCCCTGGGACGACGAGGACGAGTCGTAGACTTCCTCCTGCGCCACGGCGGTGCATTCACAACGCCCTTCGGGATCTTCCCGGGGGGCGTTGCCGTATTCTGTGCCGGACGACAGACGAAGGGGAACACCATGGCTGCTCCGCTCACCGCTGACCAGTGGCTGAAGATCCTCAAGGCCGAGGGGGTGAAGACGGCCGAGTACCCGGGCTGGCGCACGCGCGATCGCGACGACGAGACGGGCAAGGACTTCGGCCCCGTGCACATGCTCCTGTGCCACCACACCGCCGGCCGGAACTCCCTGGACACCGTGGCCAAGAACGGTGTGCCGGGCCTGCCCGGACCGCTCGCACAGATCCATCTGGCCAAGTCGGGCCTGGCGACCATGTGCAGCAAGGGCCGGGCCAACCACGCCGGCACCATGGCGCTGAACGCGTACGTCAGCTTCCGGGACGAGAAGAGCCTGCACCCGGCGCCGCTGAAGTCGTCGGGAACCATCGACGGGAACGATGTCGCCTACGGGGTGGAGGCGGAGAACCTGGGCGACGGTGACGACGTCTGGCCCGAGGTCCAGTACGACGCGTACGTCCGCATCGCCGCTGCCGTGTGCCGCCACCACGGCTGGAAGCCGGATTCCGTCGGCATGCACAAAGAGACGTCCGTGGAGGGCAAGCCGGACCCCAGGGGGCCGGTCGCCGGATACGGCACCCGCGGACGGTTCCAGTTCACCGGCAGCCTGTTCCGGTCCGACGTGGCCGAGCGCCTCAAGCACGCCGCATCCTGGTCCCCGTCGCAGACGACCACGCCCCCGGCTCCTGCGCCGCTCACCGTGGAACAGCGCCTGGCCCGGCTGGAAGCGAAGGTGTTCGGGTCGTGAGCCCCGAAGTGGGCACGGACCTCCACCGGCTGGCGGTGGCGGTCGAGAGACTCGCCGGTGACCTGAACACGGGCGTGGCCACGCTGCGCGGGGACATCAACGTCCTGGCCACGAAGGAGTCGCGCAACGCGTCCGACATCCTGGACGTGGAACAGCGCGTGACAGCCCTGGAAGAGCGCAGGTTCCCGCTCCCGACCATCGGGGGCATCATGGGCGTTGCGGGCGTCGTCATCTCCCTGGTGTCGGCGCTCGGGAGGGGGTGACACAGAGTGACCGAAACAACGGACGATCTGCGCCCATGGGACCGTCAGCCGGGCGAAACCAGCAAGGCATACGCTCTTTTTCGGGTGTTTCTGGACATGGGACAGGATCGGACACTACAGAAAGTAGCCGATCAGGTATCAAAATCTGCCCAGTATATCCGACGGCTGTCGACCCAGCACGCATGGCAGTCCCGTTCCGCGTCGTGGGATTCGATGCCCGCCCGTGCGGTGCAGACCGCGTACGAGGACATGGCGCAGGAGATCGCCCGGCAGCACAACGACCTGGCGACCAAGCTGATGGAGCGCCTCAGCCGGAACCTGGACCTGATGCCGGAGGGCGAGGATCCCACGATCCGCTGGTCCACGGCGCAGGCGGCCGCACACCGCAGCCACTCGTTCGCAACCGACCTGTCCAAGCCGATGAACACGGCACGTGAAGAGATCAAAGAACAGATCGGTGCGCTGCTGGCACGGCTGGCAGGCGACGAATGAGCTCCGCCCCGGTCCTCCCGCCGGGGTGGCAGAACTGGCCCGAAGAGCAGCTGGCCGAACTGCTGTCCGGTCTGGAAGCCCTGTCGCAGGAACGGACGTCGGGCAAGGGCCCGTGGCTCTGCGACATCCCGGACTGCGACGGGCTCCCGCACCCGGGCCGCCGCAACCCCCACGCACGCTCCGACCAGCGGGCCCCGGCCGACGACGAGTGGGACTACTGGAACCTCTTCGCCGGCCGCGGGTTCGGCAAGACGCGCACGGGAGCTGAGTGGGCGCTGCGCAAGGCCAGGGACCAGGAACGCGGTGCGCTGGTCGGTGCCACGGCGGCCGACGTCCGGGACATCATGGTGGAGGGCGAGAGCGGCATCCTGGCCTGCGCGCGCATGGGGTTCCGGCCCACGTACCAGCCCAGCAAGCGGCGCCTGGTGTACCCCAACGGGGCGATGCAGTTCTGTTACTCGGCCGACGAACCGGAGCGCCTGCGCGGCCCCCAGCACCACTACGCCTGGTGCGACGAGCTGGCCGCCTGGCGCTATATCGACTACGCGTGGGACATGCTGCTGATGGGCCTGCGCCTGGGCGAGCACCCGCAGGTGTGTTCCACCACCACGCCCCGGCCGCTGAAGCTGATCAAGGAACTGGCCAAGCACGAGCGTGGCCGCCTGGTCACCGGGTCCACGTACGCCAACGTGCACAACCTGTCCCCGACCTTCACCCGGACGGTGCTGGACCGGTACGCCGGCACCACGCTGGGGCGCCAGGAGCTGGACGCGGAGATCCTGGAAGACCTCCCCGGCGCGCTGGTCCGGCGCAAGGACATCCGCCACGTGGACCAGGCACCGGACACCGATCTCAAGGTGGTGGCGGTGGACCCCGCGGGCACAGGCACCGGTGACGAAGCAGGCGTGGTGGTGGTGGGCCGGGGGACGGCCGACCGGAACGCGTACGTGCTCGCGGACCTGTCCGGACAGCTCAGCGCCCGGCAGACGGGTCTCACGGCATGGCAGGCTTTCTACGACCACGGCGCCGACTTCCTGGTGTACGAAGACAACTTCGGCAAACAGTGGCTGCGGGACGGTCTCATAGACGCTTACGCCGACCACCATGACCTGGACACGGAGCAGCGCCGGATGCTGCACACGGAGGAGGCACGGGCCGCCGCCGAGAACGGGGAAGACCTGATCTCCCCGTTCGACGCCGACGGGGCAGTGATCCCCAACCCGTTCCGGTACCTGCGCAAGGTCACCGCACAGCACGGCAAGGTGCTGCGCGCGCAGCCCGTCGCCATGCGCTACGAACAGGCGCGCGTCTTCCACGTGGGCCAGTTCCCGGAGCTCGAGGACCAGCTCACCACCTGGGACCCGAACGAGAAACCGCACGAGTCGCCGGACCGCGTCGACGCGCTGGTGCACGGCATCACCTTCTTCCTGAGGCGGGAGAGGGCTGCGGGTGCCGTGGCCTCCCCCCACGCGGCCGGAGTCGGCCGTGCGGCCGGCCGGGGCCATCCGCTACTGCAACGAATGGGGCGTGGCGCATGAGCGTCGTCTCTCTTCTGCTCATCACCCTGGCCACGGCCCGGCTCACCAGGCTCGTGACCTCCGACGTCCTGACCCAGCCCCCGCGTGAGTGGCTCGTGCGCTGGCTCACGGCCCGGGAGGGTGTCTTCTGGAACAAGCTGGCGTACCTGCTGGTGTGCGACTGGTGCGCCTCCGTGTACGTCGGGGGCGCTGTAGCGGGCGCATGGTACGCCTGGGGTGAGACCATCGCATTCATGACCGTTACCGCAGCCCTGTCCGCCAGCTACGCGGCAGGCTTCCTGGCGACAAAGGCAGGTGACTGATGGGCGCATTCAGCCTGCGACGGGAGCACACCCCCGCACCACGGCCGCAGGCGGTGGTGGCCGCAGCCATGCCCCTGGCGGGCAAGGAAGGGCGCCAGGCCTGGAACGCGTCCAGTGGCGACACCGGATGGCAGGACCGGGCCTGGTATTTCTACGACGCCATCGGCGAGCTGAAGTTCGCGTTCAACTGGCTCGCGAATGCCCTGTCACGGGCCGTGCTCTATGCGGCCGAGACGGACCCGGAGACGGGCCAGATCACGGGGCCGACGGAGGACGCGCGGGCACAGGCTGCCGCACAGGCGGTGCTGGGCGGGCCCGAGAACCTGCCCCGGATCCTGACCCTGGTGGCCGTCCAGTGGCAGGTGGGAGGGGAGACGTACATCTTGATCTCTCCCCGGGGTGCCGGTCTCAAGGACCGGTGGGAGGCACTCAGCCGGCGGTCCCTGCGCGAGCGGGGCGGGTCGTGGCAGTACAAGGACCCGATGACGGGTGTCTGGACCCCGCTCAGGTCACAGGACCGGCTCATCCGCGTGTGGCGCGCGCACCCGGACGAGCAGACGCACGCCGACTCCGCGATGCGTGCGGCGGTACCCATCTGCGCGGAGATCGAAAAGGCCAGCCAGTCGATCGCCAGCCGGCTCGACTCCCGGCTGGCGGGCAACGGCATGTTCTTCATCCCCCAGGAAGTCGACTTCCCGGTGGCCGAAGGAGAACAGGCGGATGCGGCCAGCCTGATGAAGCTGCTGTACGACGCCAGCGTGGCGAGCCTGTCCGACCCCGGTACGGCGGCCGCCCACGTACCGATCATGGTGCAGGTGCCGGGCGAGTACATCGCCGCTCTCGCCGAGGGCCACGTGGACCTGTCCACCACGCTGGACAGTGAGGTACCGAAGCTTCGGGAGGAAAACTTCGTACGGCTCGGCCGGTCTCTCGACATGTCGGCAGAGATCGCCATGTCACGGATGGCGGAAGCCAACCACTGGTCGGCGTGGCAGGTGGAGGAAACCACCTACAAGATCCATCTCGAGCCCTTCCTCCTGCGGTTCGGCATGGCGCTCACCACGGAGTACTTCCGGGGCGCGCTGCGCTCGATGGGCGAGGAGAACCCGGACAGGTTCGTCCTGAACTGGGACGTGACCGAAGTCGTCTCCCGCCCCGACGACAAGGAAGACCTGAAGTACCTGTACGAGAACCTGCTGGTCAGCGACGACTACATGCGCTCGGAGTTCGGCGTGCCGGACGACGCCATCCCCGACGACCAGGAGATCTTCCTGCGCAGGCTGGCGGCCGCCGTGAGCGTCGCCCCGACCCTGGCCGCGCAGGAGGAGATCGCCCTCAAGCTCTTCGGCCTGGTCATCGCTCCGGAGGCCGCAGGCGTGGCGGCCGGAGCGGCCGTGGACCCCTCGAACGCTCTCGAGCCCGGGA